GACGGTCAGGGCGTCAAATCCGCCCCTCCCCTCGTACTGACGCCGCATCGTGCGAAACACCTCTTGCAGCGCAGGAGAGGAAAATGCTTGATCTGGCAATCCTGCCGCTTCCGGGAACAGCGATGAATCGATCAGCAATGAGCCGATGACCCCGTACTCGTTCATTATGGAGTTCATGCGTCACCTCCATGTGCCTGTCGCCGCGTCGAATTGGCGAGGCTTGGGAACTGCATCAGATTGTTCTCCGCCGTAGCTTTGACGCTCCCAAGTCCTGACGCAAGCTTTCCAATCCTTGATAGGCTTTCCTTTCCCTTGCACCCAACCATTTGTGGCATAGTAGTCAAGGAAGTGTGCTGCGTCTACACTGTTTTGCCGTTCCGAGCAATATGCCTGTACTTCCTCAAGGGAAGGAGGAATAAAGCGAGAGCGTGGCGGCGTAGCCGCCTTATTCTCTGCTATTTCTTTCCTTATCTCTCCTAACTCTTCCCTAACCTGTGTATCCGATTTGGATACATCTTGTATACATTGCGTATCCATATAACTGTATCGTCCATTTTCAGCGATAGATAGGCGCTGCTTTTCTTCGGTGTAAATGGATGGTGTGTAGCGATCACGTTGAATATAATTGTTCACTCGCCAGTCTCGAATTACGCACACACCGGATTCAAACGGGATAACAAAGCCCTTCGCAATCAGCAGTTTCAAATCGTCTCCAGCAGCGCCGACCATTGCCGTAATCCGTTTGGGTGATGAAACAAAACCGTCATCGTC